CATTGATTATGTTAAACACTGTAGGATTGTTTTTCCTACTTAGAAATTTGATTACATTATGGGTACAATAAATTATACAAACAGTTTAAGGTATGACAGTACTGGTCGTAAAAGAAAGACCAAGAGTCTAAAGACAAAGAAAAAATGTCATACTGTGTCATACTCAAGGCATATTCCTAGTCAAGTAGAGTTGGACAGAATAAAAGCAAGTGAAGAGTTTGCAAAAAAATATCCTTCGATGGGTGTTAATGCAAGACCATCTAAAAATGTGGATAACTCTTGGAAGTTAGAAGAGTCTAAAAAGTTTACAGTTGCACCAGCATACAACAAAGGTGCATATCAAGTTATACCAAAAGGAGATATAAAATGGATTGGGAAGTAATAGAGATATTAGATACCTTAATTGTAATAGGTATCACTATTTTTGCTGGAATGTTTGCATACTATTCAAGTATCATAGTTGCAGAAGAAAAGAAAGCAAAAAGGGCAAGAAATCACATTGATAACTTACCTAAGAAAAGAGAAGAAGGTTTTCCTTTTCAGAAAAAACCACTTACAAGTAAGGGTCAGTTTGATAAACAAAGGACAACTTACACCGATGGGGACAATACTTAAAATCTTGAGAATTATAAGTAAATAATATGAAGAAGAGAAAAGCCAAATCTCTTGATGAAATCTATTATGGTGAAGAACCACATGCAGAGGATACTAGAACGAAAGATAGATGCATGAATTGGTACAATTACATGAGTGACAATAAATCATGTGGTGAATGGTTATCAGAATGGATGTCTGAAAGAGAATATGAAAAACAATATGTAACTGGAGTTAAAAGACTTAAATATGTCCCTAGAACTGCAGCTGCCCTTGCACGAATGCAAAGTAGACAAGTCCCTTGTTTATTTGAAGATAATCTTTTAGACCCTAAGACAACAGAGTTTATTCAAAAACATGTTGATAAGATAGTAGAAGATATCAAAGCATCTAAATCAATCCAACAGGAAGAACGAAAAAGTAAACCAAAAATATCTATTCAACAAAGAATACAGAACAAAGCAGATGAATATGCTGGTGAGATTGAGTATCAAATAGATTGTTACATAGATAATCCTAAGAATAAGTTTGATGTCTTTAAATATCTTACAGAAGAACAAGTATCAGCTCCAGTTGCAGTAAAAGTTGGTGACAACTTCTTTAATCTAGAAAGAGAATTAGAAGAAACAATAGAAGGTAAGTGTGACCAACTTAAAGAGGCATACTCATTCTTATCTAAGAAAGGTCTAAAAGACTATTACAATTATGTTTCTAGTATCAGAGTAGATTGTGACAAGTATGCAACAGGAAAAAGAAGTCAGAAAAGAGTGAGAAGGAAAAAAGTTTATACTGCATCAGAACAAACAAAGAACCTAAACTACAATGTAACTGATACAGATTACCATCTTACCTCAGTTAATCCAGAGTTAATCGTGGGTGCAATGCAACTATGGACATTCAACACTAAGACCAAAGAGATTACAAAGTTTGTTGCAGATGATAGAGGTGGTCTTGGAGTCAAAGGAACAACCATCCAAAAATTTAACAATTACAGTGCTATGAAAAAAATTGGAAATAAAACAGAATATTTCCTTGACAGAATCCAATCTGGTGGTAAAATAGTATTAAGTAAAGTATTAGATGAAGTAAATACAAAATCATCTAAACCTACAGGAAGAATAAACGAACACACTATATTATTGAGAACTGAATGATTTTAATTGACCTAACGCAGGTTCTAATTGCGTCACTAATGGCACAGACCAGAGGTGGAAAAGAACCAATCAATGAAGACATGGTAAGACATATCTGTTTAAAGAGTCTTGCAATGTATCGAAAGAAATACCAAAGAACATATGGAGAGTTAGTCCTTGCAGATGACTCTTACAATGTCTGGAGAAAGGATGTCTATCCCTTCTATAAAGCAAATAGAAAGAAAACAAGAGACAAAGATAGTAAAGATTGGAATCAAATCTTTGATTGCATATCTATTATTCGAGAAGAATTAAAGGTAAATTTCCCTTATAAATATATCTGTATATCAAAATGTGAAGCAGATGATATCATAGGAACTCTATGTGAGAAGTATGGAGATACAGAAAACATCATGATTGTTAGTGGTGATAAAGATTTCCAACAACTTCAAAGGTACAGAAAAGTTAAACAATTCTCACCTATCACAAAGAAGAATATAAAACTAACACAGGAACAGGCAGAAGAGTATCTTAGAGACCACATTATAAGTGGTGATACTGGTGATGGTGTTCCTAATGTTCTATCTCAAGATGATGTATTTGTATCTGGAATGAGACAAAGACCTCTATCTAAAAAGAAAAGAGAGGTCATTAAAGACCCATTAGTTGCAAACGATGATGAGGTAGATAGAAACTTACAAAGGAATAGGAGTCTTATAGACTTGACCTATATACCTAACGAGTATAAAAATCAAATCCTTCATGAGTTTGATAATGTAGAAGTTGCATCCAGAGGTGGATTACTTAACTACTTTATTAAAAACAGATTGATGGATTTAGAAGAAAGTATCGGAGACTTTTAATTATGGCAAAACGAGGAAGACCTAAAGGGTCACTTAATAAAAAAACTTTAGAAAAGGTTGCAAATGAAGAAATTCAAGCAGTCAAAGAAGAGTCAATACCATCAGCAGTAGATGATGCAGCTGATGTTATGTCTGGATATGAATCTAAAGTTGGTAAAGCAGGAATTGCTCAAGCAATGAAAAAATCTATTGGTAAAACACAACAGAAAGTTATTGATGGGCCTGAGGAAACACCAGTGAAAACTAGAAGTGTTTCAGACCTACCAAGAAATCCAAGTATTGTAGAAATACTTGAGTTGGTTGAAGAAACTAAAGGTAAACAATCTAAGGTTGACATCTTAAAAACTTTCAATGAAAGAAACGATGTTAAATATGCACTTAAAGCTGCATTTGACCCAAGGGTAGTGTTTACTTTACCAGAAGGTTTACCAGATGGATTTGTAGTTGGAGACCCAGACACACCAGATGGTGCAATGGATATGGCACCAGAAAGATTCATTCGTGTATTCAAAAGAATGCAGTATTGGGTTGAAGGTGGTTCTGCACAAACAAGTCAACCTAAACGAGAGGAAATATATCTTAACACTTTAAGGTCACTTGAGAAATCTGAAGCAGAGTTCTTGATTGCAATTAAAGATAAGACTATGCCTTTCAAATCTGTCACAAAAGAAATTTGTGAATTAGCAGGTTTTGACCTAAGTCCTAAGTAAGTATTGATATAAATACTACTATGGAAAAGGCAATAAACAAATTGGGACTTACTGAGGAAGACAGAGCAATTACTTACACCAATAATGGTGCAACTAAGATTGCAGAGATTCGTCACTATGACCCAGTTATGGGATTGTTAAAGATTGTAGACCCAATGAGTGGAGAAACCCATGAATTGATGTACAATCATGACTTTAAAAGGTGGTTCAAGCCAGGTACAGACATTGTTTGTACCTATAATGCAGAAGAACCAGTAGTTAAACAGATTGATACTCAGGCAGGTGATGTCCCAGTAACAATCAAAAGATTCCCATCAAGTCCTTTAGACTAGATGGTACAAATTATTATGGAGATATTATGAATCAAGTAGAACAAGTTGATTTGATGCAAACTCAAATTTTGGGTTTAAAAGAATTGGCACAAATGGTTGCAGTTATTGATACATGTGCAAGTCGTGGAACTTTCAAAGCAGAAGAGTTTTCAACAATCGGAAGATTAAGAGAAATTCTAATTGCAGAAAGTCAGACTCAAGCTCAGATTAGACAAGCTGCACAACAAGAGGTAACTCAAGAAGAAGTTAATCTTGATGGTGGTATGACAGAAGGAAATGAAACTTCTGAACCAGCAGTTGATGCTAGAGAAAAATTAAAAAGAAGTAAAGGTAAAAAGTAATGGCAGATAGTTTCGATTTCGGTTTTACAGCAGTAGACCAAGATGAACTTACAACTAAAACTGGGGAATCAGCAGCTCTCAACGAGAAGATTGCAGAAGACCTTAAAAAAGTTGCAGAGTCATCTAAGAGTGCAGTTAATTCAGAACAAATAGATAACTTAGATGGTAAAGTAGATGTACTTACCAAATTAGTATCTAATGCACTAGATGAATTAGACGAAGCAAAAACAAATGTAGGAAGTTCTACAGATGTTGCAGTATCGAAATTGAAATCAAATCTTGCAGATGCAGAAGAACTTATACTTCCACTTCTCCACAAACTTATGGAGAATGAAGACAAAGAGTATATCTATTGGCCAAATAGAAAAGCAATTATTTCACAACAAATTGAAAGAGTAAAAAAAATAACAAGGGGATAGATTATGGCAACTGATACTTGGGGACAAACAATACCATCATGGGTTGAAGACAACTCATATGAATGTGCAACTATGCAAACTATTGCAATGAATGATACTCATCCAACACCAATGACATCTGCACAGTTCTGTAAAATGATGAAAGAATCTGGTGACCAATACATCGTAAGGGATGGTATAGTTAAAGACAGTGATTGGATGGATGGTAAATTCATCGAGGATGGTCAAAGAACTTATACTAATGTTGATGGCATTGCACAAAAAGATGAAATGCTTTCAAAATATGGTGCAGCTCCAGATGGAAATCCAAAAGCAACTTTAAGTTTTTCAAAAGGTAAAGATGATAATGATACATCTAATTGGGGGCCTGCACAATGGTTAGGTAACTCTGGACTTGATGCTTACATGGCAGCTTATGTTTATAAGAATGGTTCTACTGTAGTTGCAAATACTGAAACTTTTGATAGTGTTGAAGTAAAAGTATATTGGAAATACATCGATGACTACAAGAAAGCAATTACTGGAGAAGTAAATCCTATGGCAACAGTTTCATCAAGTGTAATTCCAGATGCATCAACAAACAAATCAACAGCTGCAAACATATCACCCTCTAATGAAGAAGTCTCTCTAGAAGATTTTGGTAGAGGAGAAGATTACAAATTTAAAACTACATGTGTTAATGACTTTTTAGTTTCTGGTGCAGCTATGAAATACAAAAAAGAATGGTTAAAGGGTGGTAGTCATGAGACTGCATCTTTGATTGATAGTTTTCTAATTGCAAATGGAATGGGTAGAACTGCAAATCTTAATACATGGGTAACACATTGTTGTACAACACTTGGTCAACCAAGAACAACAAAAGACATTCTTAATTTTGTAGGTGGTCAAAGAGTAGAAACTAACTTGCAAGATATCGATGGTGGTGTCTTTAGTCTACCATCTGGACATCCTATGATACAACATACTGCAACATCGGATGTAAAATGGAAAGAATTTTGGCAAGAACAATATGATGCTGGTGCATTCTCATCTGAGAATGAAGCACTATATGATGCAATCAGAGTAGATATCTACTCATAAAAATGTCAGACAAAGAACATATCTTAAAACTTGCACGAGGAGATATTGCTCTTATCGTAAATAATGAAGATGGATGGTTTAGTAAAATGGCAATTGCATTTGCAGATGACCATGACAATCCAGTTCAAATTAATCAAGAGTGGTTATCACTTTATAAAGCAGTCACACATCTTTCAATGATATGTGATACTTACTTAAGAAGTCGTCAAAATCTTATGCAAGAGGATGGTTCAGACCTTCTACAAGAACAAGAATGGAATGCAGATATGTTAGACCCTTTTGTCTTAAAAGACTATCTATCGGACTTAGGTTATTCCACCCCACCAGAACTTCAAAAAGAAGTTGATGCATTTGAAGAAGACCAATTAGAAAAGAAAAAATCTAAGGGAAATGTTATAGACTTATTTACTAAAAATAAACTTGATTCGTAGGTACATTATTTGGTATAATAGTTTAAATTTATTACAATATGAAAGGAATATATTATGGAAAAACGAAAGTCACCTTATGACATAACACCACAGGAAATGTTATATGCAGAAATTGGTAGAGAAATCTCTAAGTATGCAGAAAAACAAAAAACCACATCACTACGATTCAGTAGAAAACTATTCGAAACAGATAGAAAAGGAAGTGCAGAGGATGATGTATGGAATCATATGTTATCTGCATGTGATAAACTAACTCGTATCGGTACACTTTGGGGCCCTCAAGATACTTCATGTCTCAATGAGAAAGAAAGAATTATTGTCAAGGCACAACTAAGGAAAAGAGAGAATGACAGAAAGAGAAGAGAAAGAGTTGAAAGCAGAAAATCAAGTATTAAGGAATAATGTCAAAGATTTAGAACGACAACTCCATGATGCATATAAAAGGATTAATGAACTAAATGAAAGTAACCAATGTAGACAATAGTGGTAATGATATCCATCTAATTGAAGATGTTGTATCTGATGCAGATACAGTTGGTTGGTACTATGGATTTATGTTGTGGGGTAAATGGAATAAGAGTCAAATATTCTATAACCAAAATCCACCAATAGTTGCAATGGATACTGATATTCAATATGCAACTTATAGTACTCCAGATGCACAAATAAAAGTTGACCCATCGATGATTACAGGAACTAAAGAAAAACTAAGTTGGTTCATAAATGTATCTAAAATAGAAAATTGTTATCATTATCAAACATCAAAGAATCAAAACAAAGTAGAAGGTTTGACTGCTAACAATATCAAAATTACAGAGGATATAAGTGCAGAACCATTTAAAGTAGGTAACTATGAAGTTACTCAACAAATGATTGATGATAATCCAGATGTATTTAAAACAATAGGTCTAAATGATGAAAGGATGTCTGCTGGAGTATATTCAATGCATCCAGAAATAAGAAGACTTGCAAATGAAATATATGATGTCTACAGACCACATTGTGAAGAGGTAATCGGAAGAAAGTTTAAGAAAGAATATACTAATGGTTATTTAAATAGAAATATGTTTGGTGACACTGTATGGACTCATGCTGACCCATTTGATTATACTTTGGTAGTTTATTTAAATCCAGAGTCATATGATTTAAGAAAATGGGGTGGAGAAACATTATTCTTTAATGATGATATAACTTTTTCTAGAGGTGCTGTTGCACCAAAAGGTAATACTGCATGTTTGTTTAAGAGTGACATCCCACATAAAGTTACTAGTGTATCATGGGAAGCAGATTTTGATAGACTTGCAATAACTTACTACTTGGAATATGATGATACTAGAGAGTAAAAAAGAAATACCAAATACTCCAATAAAGATATTTGATATACCAACTTACATTAGAACAGAAATAGATGGTATGGTCAAAGAAAGTATTAAATGGAAAAACCATCCACTGGGTGAATTAAAAGCAAGTGAGAATGCAGCTTATAAACATCCAGAACATGGTAAAGAGTATAATACATTTCAATGTAGTATAAGTCCAAGATTGATTGAAGAATCATTAATGATGCCTTGGATAACAAGAATTGCACAAATTCATTTTGCACCAGAATATCATCATCGTTCAGTAAGATTTAAAAGGATGTTAGGTCATTTTGATGGATATGAAATATGGACAAACTTCTCTAACAAAGGAGATAGTAATCCAAGACATGACCATGGTGGTTGGTTATCTGGTGTAATATATTATAAGAATCATGGTCATCCTACATACTTTAATGGTCTTGATGTAGAGTATGAAGGTAAAGATAGTACTATGATATTGTTCCCATCTAATACAGTACATTCATGTAAAGAACAAACAGAGGATGAAGAAAGAATAACACTTGCATTCAATTTAACACTGGAAGAAATATGATAATAAAAAACATAGATGCACTAGGAGAAGAAATCTTTTGGATAGATGAAGTAGTTCCAGAACCTTTAGTCCAAACTTGGTGGGGTAATGTAGTCAATTATGGTAAATGGGATAAAGGATTCCTTGCATATGGTGGTAATCCACCACATCCTAGTATGGACAAAAGTGGAGACCCTAATCTACAAAACTCAATTAGAAGTACAGGTTCTTTTAGTACAGATATAACAGGAACAAAAGAAAGACAAACATGGTACATGAATGTATCAAGAAGTCGAGAAGCATTTAAAGAAGCAGCTACTAAAGCATATAAAAAAATAGAGGATGGTAATGAACCTTATTGGGAAGACCCAGAAGTAAATGAGAAGGCAGAAGAGACTGGTTTTGGATTGCAAGAACATCAATTTAACCATCACCCAATGATTCATCAAACTGTAGATATGATATGGGCTATGTATAAAAATAGTTTTGAAGAAGCACTAGGGAAAGAAATAAAAGACTATAATAATTGTTACTTGCATTCATTCCAACATGGAGATAGTAGTTGGACACATCAAGACTACATGGACTACAGTGCAATTGTATATTTAAATCCACCTATGATGCCTTTTTGGGATTTAAGAAAATGGGGTGGAGAAACTCTGTACTGGAATGATGATTTAGATTTTGTTCGTGCATGTACAATACCAAAAGGTGGAGCTGCATCATTGTTCAGAGGTGATATTTTCCATAAAGTGACGATGCCAAGTTGGGAAGCTGAGTTTGGTAGAAACGCTGCAACTTTTTTCTTTGACAAAAAATGATTATGAGGTTATAATAGATACTATGAATATATTTTACTTAGACAAAGACCCAAAAACATGTGCAGAAATGCATTGTGATAAACATGTAGTCAAGATGATTATTGAGTATGCTCAATTGATGTCTACTGCACATCGTGTTCTTGATGGTGACCAATATGAAGGTAAAACTGCAAATGGTCGAAGAATACAAAGATGGAAACATCCAATACCAGTAATGGAAAAGACATTATACAAAGCATCACATATAAAACATCCAAGTGGATTGTGGACTAGAGACTCACAAAACCATTATAATTGGTTATATACAATGTGGACACATCTATGTGATGAATACACATATCGATATGGTAGGGTACACATGACAGATAGTAAACTTAGAGATTTACTAGAATCACCACCTATGCAAATACCAGTGGAAACATATGTTGACCCCTATCTTGCAATGCCAGATGATGTGAAACAAAAAGATGTAGTTCAATCATATCAAGATTACTATGTACAATACAAAAACCATCTTGCAAAGTGGACTAATAGAAGAATACCAGAATTTATGTTAATAGAAACAAACGCAGGATATGCATCATGATGGATTTAATATGGTTATATCAATTACCATTCAACATATTTGCATTTGCATTTAATTTTGGTTTTTGGTTTGCAATGGGTTACATTGCATATAGAATGGTTAGAGACCTATTGGATAGATAATGCCAACATATACTTTAGAAGATAAAGAGACAGGTGAACAACACGATGTGTTGATGACTTGGGATGACTTGCAAGAATATAAAAAAGGTAATCCAAATCTAAAACAAGTGATAACTGGTGGCCCTGCTATTGTAGGTGGTGTTGGTAATAGAACTGGATTAGGTCAGAGTGGTGGATTCAATGAAATGTTATCTAAGGTTGCAGATGCACATCCAAGGTCAGAACTTGGGAAGAGTGTAAGACGAAGAAGTGCAAAAGAAGTTAAGACAGACCAAATTGTCGATAAACATGTAAAGATTCAACAACAAATGAAGAAAGAAGGGAAACCTTTAAGTGGTAAGGGAAAATTAATAAAATGATAAAAATTATGAAAAAACTAATATTTTGGGTAGTTGATTGTTGGAGAGTTGTCATGGACAATCGATACAATCCATTGAGACACATCAAAGACCCCTCAATACAAGGATATTTTACGATGGCATTATTTATAATGTGGTCTGGTTATTTTGGTGTAGTTGCATTACATTACATGAATTGGATAGGATATAGTATTGTCTGGTCAATTATTATTCACATGGCAGTCCTTATTCCAATTATGATAACTAATGCAGTATTTGAACAAGCAGAAAAAGATGGTGCAAACTGGGTGAAAAGACGATGAAAAAACAATTACATGATTACGAAGGATACACTGCATTTGAAAGACATCAGATAGGTGAGAACAAAATTGAAGGTGCAGAATTCCAAGATATAGAATTGCAAGGTTATGAGATTAATGGTAACTCAGTACCAGCATTTTACTACATGACAAACGCAGGATGGGTTGTTGAAGATGAAGTAGGATTCTCTGGTTGGAAAGTTGTCGAAGGTGAAGGTCTTGGTACTAATGATAAAGGTAAACCTAGACTATCAACAGTATGGGAAACATCATGGTGGCATTCTATTGAACCCAACTTACCTAGAAAATTAGTCGGTGGCCCTTTCAGAGCTGCAGTAGGTGATTATACTTTAGGTATCAATGCACTATTTTATTTACATAAGTTTTGTCCAATCATAGATTATAGAGTTACATATGATAAACCAATAAAGATAGGTGAGGTACTTGAAAACATAGTAACAGATGTAACAATACATAATGGTCAAATGCAACAAGAGTGTATTCAAAGAATTTATGGTACTGATAAGATTGTAGGACAGTGTTGGACAAACCATCATGTCCCAGAAGATAAGAAAGATGAAGTTTGATTATAGACCATTATGTACTGGACTAACTCTCAAGGAAAGTCCAATAGATGGAATAGGTCTATTTGCAACAGAGGATTTCAAAGCAGGAATCTTTTTAGGTGAAACCCATATATGGGAAGAACGAAGAAGAGATTGGATTAGAACACCATTAGGTGGATTTATAAACCATTCAGAAGACCCAAATTGTTATATTAGTACAAACATCCATTATCACAATGGAGACCAAAGAGAACTATATACAATTAGACCCATACTTGAGGGTGAAGAATTAACAGTGTATTATACACTACTACAGGAGTAAATTATGGAAGGATTACAAGGATTATTTCCCATACCAATGTTCATGGGTGATATCGAAGTACCAGATATTGAAATACCTAGTTTTGAAGAATCTGAAAACAATGTGGTACGAGCAGAATATCCAGAACTTAAAGAAAAAATACTTGAGACTACAAGTGCAATGTTACAAGGTATGGGATATGTAGACCAACCATTAAAACTAAATGATATGTGGTTTAATCGTTATGATGAGAAAAGACCATTTTTGGAATATCATTATCATCAAAATTGTGCATGGACTGGAACTTATTACCCAGAGGATGCAAATCATACTACAATATTATATAATCCACATGCAAATGTGATGCAGGCACATTATCCACAGGTATTAGAAGGTACTGCTTTTAATCAAGAACGCTTACCAGTAACAGGTTTTACCAAAGGAGCTTTATTAATACATCCATCATGGATGGCACATCAAGTCTTATGGAATGGTGATAAACCATCACATTCAATTTCATTTGATATTGCATATCAATTACCTATTGGTGATAAAGAGTATGGGAGTTATTCAGAATAATGGAAGCAATATTAAACAAAGATGATTACAGAGAGTTTACTCAAAGAGTAGACATTGCAGTTTCTAAGGGTCAAGAAGTACCTCATATTGTAGAAATGATATCTGGAAATCAATTTAGAGTTACATTACTTGCAAAAGTAGATTTAGAATTGTTAGACAATATAACAAAGGATGTAAAACCACAAAGAATATTCCCATGAAGACATTTGAACTATTAGATTATGGATTTGAATCTTTACCTACAGAGAATGTAGATGGTAAGAGGTATTACATAACACCAACAGGTGAAAAGTATCCATCGGTTACATCGGTTACTGGACTTTTAAGTAGAGATGGTATTAAAAAATGGAGAAAGAGAGTTGGTGCTGAAACAGCAAACAAGATTTCAACTCAAGCTGCAAGACATGGAACATCTGCACATCAACTATTTGAAGACTACATTAAGAATGATAACTTTGAAGAGAAGTTTAAAGGTGCAATGCCCACAACACAACAAGCATTCATCTCACTAGAAAAAGAACTAAACCAGATAGGAACTGTTCATGCACTTGAAGCTCCACTATACTCTCATGAACTACAACTAGCAGGTAGGGTAGATTGTATTGCAGAGTATTTCGGTAATGAGATTTCAATCATAGATTTCAAAACAAGTAGGAAACCCAAAGAAAGAAAATGGATACAGAATTACTTTATACAGGAAACTGCATATGCAAAGATGTTTGAAGAATTGACAGGCAAGAAAGTACATTCACTTATTACTATGATTGCAGTAAGTGATGGTTCTAGTCAGTTGTTCATAGAACAACCAAATTCTGATTATGTAGACCAGCTACAAGAACTTCGTAGTCAGTATAGAACTGAGTATGGTCTTTAGTAGGAATTCATTGCAAACCACATTATTAAAAATGGTAAAGCAATGGGTGCTAACATGAAGAAAGTAAAAGAAGTGATTTCTCTTATGTTCTCACATATCTCGCATCGGTGTTCATAGATATAGTTAATAGCACGACTCATTTTAGGTTCGTTCTCCTTATAAATACAGTTATGGGTTAATAAAACGATATACTATCTAGTTATAGATTTTTATCACTTATATTTATAATAGTTATAAGTTACCTTTTAAACAAATTTAAAAATAAATATGGCATATTCAAAAAAAGTAGTCGACAGATTCGAATCGGTTCTAAATAATCCAGAAGCACATGCAGTTGGAAGGTTCGACCCTAAAGACCCTAATGTTGCAACTGGTATGGTAGGAGCTCCTGCTTGTGGTGATGTCATGAAACTTGATATAAAAATGAAAGGGGATATCATTGAAGATGTCAAATTCAAAACTTATGGATGCGGTTCTGCTATTGCATCATCGACACTTTTTGTTGAGATGCTCAGAGGTAGAACAATTGAACAGGCAAAACTCATTAAAGATAAAGAGATTGCAGATGCTCTTGAATTACCACCAATCAAACTCCACTGTTCAGTCCTTGCAGAAGAAAGTATCAAAAAAGCAATAGAAGACTGGGAACAAAAACTCGAAAAAAGAAAACACAACAATCCACCAGACTAAATGAAATTAGATTATGAAGTAAGTGAGATTAGTCTTGAGGATGCTCGACCAGTCATTCAAAACAATAACGATAAAGAAGACATATTTGGAATAGATTATGCAGATGAAGTGTCTCATCATTGTTATGGGTTATTCAATAAAACTAAAATAGTCGGTGCAGTTCAATTTGTCCATCATCAAAAATATAAACATCAAAGGGTATTTCATAAAGAACACTATGGATGTTATACAGATACATGTGAAGGATTCTATGAGTTAGCTAGACTTGCAGTAGAACCACAGGATGAACACAATATAACATCATGGTTTGTATCTCGTGCAATCAAATTATTGAATCCAAAAGTCATAGTTACAGTTGCAGAAGAAGATAAAGGTGGGACAATCTACAAAGCTACAAACTTCGAATACTATGGGTTAAAATATGACAGAGATTACTATGAACCAGATAAACCATTTCATGTATATCTAAAAATATATGATAAAAATATAGAATGTGAGTGGAAAAAGACTTGACAAATACCAGTTCGATAGTATACTAGTATAGTAATGAAAATAAAAGTGATTATATGATTTTAACCAAAAAAAGGTTTACAGAAGCAATCGAAACTCTAGTCTTAGAGAAAGGATTAAACTACATTGATGCAATCGTGCATTATTGTGAGACCCAACATCTTGACCCAGAATCAGTAAAGAACTTAATTACTCCACCTCTTAAACAAAAGATAGAGAGTGATGCATTATCTTACAACTTATTAAAACCAAACGCAAAGAAAGGAAAAGGCAAATTACCAATATGAAGAAATTTAATCGTACACCACAAAGACAAAAGGAATGGGATAGAAAACCAAAGAAACCATCTGGGCCACCACCATTTGATGTCTTAATGAGACGATTCAAGAAGAAGGTTGAAAGAGATGGTATTATTGCAGAAGTTCGTGAAAGACGATACTACGAAAAACCATGTGCAAAGAGACAAAAGAAAATGAATGGTTGGAAACGAAAAATTAAGATTGATAAGATTCGTGAAGAACAAGCTTTGGAAGCTTACAAAAGAACCAATAGGTATTGATAGGTGGATGCAAGATTTGGATATGAATCATATAAATTATACTTAGGAATTAAATTACATTACAATTCTGATTATGATTTTAATAGATACAATGGAAAAGTTAGTGCATCATTTGAAAGTTATCTCAAAAGGAACGATAAGTTTCAATTTGCAAAACTTAGAAAACAACACAATGGACAACTTAAGGATTTTTACATATCAAACTTTATGTACAAGGACTTTTGGGTAGGAGATTTATTCGGTGAAGAAGCAAAACAAAACTATACAGAGTGGAAAAAATACAACCAGTCTCTTCTCTACTCTTTCGAGAAAGATATCAGACATCTTAACACACTTGAAGGAAAACTGGACAATTTATTTAATACTAATACTTCTAGTCATCCTATCATTGTCCAGTGTCTTTTATCCAAGTCCATATCATTTGGAACAGGAGTATTACTTGACTCCCTTATTGGATGGAGTTCCCGCTTAAACATATCAGAACAATATGTCTGGCCAGAAGTTAAACAAAGATTACAAAAGACTCAAGGGTTTATCGGATATAATAACGATACATTAAAGAAAAAGGTATTAGAAATATATGACTTTTGACACATATGAACCTACAGTAAATGAAATGATGGATATTGATAATGCAATGTCGTATTTAAACCTCTCAGAGGGTCGTACTGCATACATTATAGGTAATGGTCAGTCTAGGATAGGATTAGACTTAACGACTCTTAATGGGGATATATGGGGATGTAATGCACTGTATCGTGACTATGAACCAGACTATCTAACCATTATAGATGTCAGTATCATGGGTGAGTGTTGTGAATCACAATATCCAAAATACAACAAATGTTACTTCTCTGGAGAATGGGATGACCCATTAGGATTTGAAGAATACAATGTGATTAAAGGAACAATGGGTGTACCAGTAAGAGAGTGGATAGACCCAAGTCATTCTAAAGTGACTATGCATGGAAAGGGTAATGGGAATGTAGGTATCCTAGAAATGCAAGCAATAGGAATAGAGGATGACTATAAGATTTCAAAGATAGGTGGCCCTCCAGAGGATTACCATCTATTTGAGAATTGGTTCGCAGGTACTACTGCAGCTGCAATGGCATCTATGAACCATGACTACGATAATGTAGT